CACATCAAAGGACCGTCAATGGATGGTATTTGTGGGATGTCCGTGATCGAGATACATAGACGATCAATGCGATTCGGTCTGAGCGCAAGTCAGTATATCTTGGATTGGTTTGAAGGTGATGCAACGCCAAAGAACATTTTGACACATCCTGGAAAGCTAGGACCTGACTCTATTAAGAACATTCGCGAAAGTTGGGCAAAGCTATACGGACCAGGAGGACATAAGACAGCGGTACTCGATGCGGGTGCAAAGTTTGAGCAAGTATCACTACCTCCATCGGATGCTATGTACATCGAAGCGGCTCAGTATTCAGATCGACAAATCTGCAACATCTACGGAGTGCCATTGACAATGGTAAACGATTTGAGCGATAGCCACTATAACAACATCGAACACACGGGGCGGCAGTTTGTGACTTACACTTTGCTCCCGTGGATTAACCGCGTAGAGAGCGAACTAGGGTGTAAGCTACTGACCGAGGCACAGAAAGATGACCACTTTGTAGACTTTGACCCTGCGGGGTTGATGCGGGGCGATATGCAAGCACAGGCAGAATACTACATGAAGATGCGACAGAGTAGAATCATGTCAGCGAATGAAGTAAGAAAAGAACTCAACCTGAACCCATACGAGGGCGGGGATGAGTACGATAATCCAAATATTGATACCAATGAAAACCAAGGAAGAGATCAAGAGTAAGTATGGGCAGGGAGTAGAGTTACGCTTTATGCCTAATGTCGAAGCGAGAGCAGACGAAGAGGGCAATATCTCAGGCTATGCGGCTGTGTTCAACTCGTGGAGTCCAGACTATTACGGGTGGCGTGAACGCATTGCTCCTGCTGCCTTTGACGGGGTAGATATGAAAGATGTTGTGGTGACATTCAACCACAATTTCGACAACATTCTAGCGCGTACGGGCAACGGAAGCGCGAAACTGAGCGTAGATGAGCGCGGCTTAAAGTACGAGTTCAAAGCACCGAACACCTCACTAGGCAGAGATATGGCAGAACTGATCCGCACACAGACAGTTGCAGGATCTAGTTTCATGTTCACGGTAGAGGATGAGGATTGGCAAGAGAGGGGCGAAAGCTACGACAGAACAATCACCAAGATCGGCAAGCTGTACGAACTCGGTCCTGTAAGTACTCCGTGGTATCCAGACACAACAGCAGACCTAAAGCAAATGCAAGAACGCATGAGAGCAGCGGGTATCAACTTGGAGGAAACCAAAGAGGAGCAGGATACTGACAAAACCGAAGAGCCAAAGGGTTATGATCCGACATTAGACTTGTTGAAGATCGACCTAATTTAAAAAAATGTTGTCACGACACTCGGCACAGTAGTATAGAAATTTGTAACTAAGTTTAATTAGAACCATGAAAAATTCAAAAGAGTTAAGGGAGTTGCTCGATGCCAAAAAAGCAGAGGCACGAGAACTCGTCAAAGGGTTCGAAGGGGAGCAGCTTACAGACGAGCAGCGCGACTCCATTGATTCTTTGACAAACGAGATTGAGGTGCTGAAGGGTGACCTCGAAAGAACAATCAAGATGGAACAAGTAACCAAAGAAGAGGCGCGTAAGGCGGCTAGCGTTGCGGGTCACAAAGCAAGTACAGGCGAAGAGCGTGAACTTGACAAAATGGCTGCTGACTTCACTTTCGGTGAGGCTGTTCGTGCAGCTTACGGAGTGTCAAAGGACAAGGGCTTTATGGATGAAGTTCGCCAAATGGGAGAAGAAGAAGCCCGTAAGATTGGCAAGTCCACAAGCGGCATCGCTATCCCTTCAAAAATCCACAGCCGACTGAGTTCTCCTGAGAAACGTGCAAACGTGACAGAGAACACAACCACAGGCATTCAAACTACTGACTTTGTTCAGTCCGTGTATGCAAAGACTATCCTGAGTCAGCTTGGTGGAACATTCATCTCAGCGGTAGAAGATACTCGCGTGCCGATCATCGGAACGGTATCGACTCAATGGGAAGGCGAGACAGATGCAGCGGCTGACGGTGGTAGTGCTACAACCAAAGTAGACATGACTCCGATTCGTTTGTCTGGATACGTCAACTACTCCAAACAAGCAGCTTTGCAAGCTAACTACTCTTTGGAGGGTGCGCTTCGTGATGCTTTCGCTTCTGCGATTGCAGCCAAGTTTGAGTACGCGGTATTTACAGATGACTCAGGTAACGGAGCATTCAACTACCTCGGTAACGGTAAGACTGCTGTAACAGGAGCAACAGGAGTTGCATTGGTTCACGCATTGGTTGAGGAAGTTCTCGGAAACAACCATCTGCAAGGTAACCTCGGATTTGCTATCTCTCACTCGCTGTATAGTGAGATTCAAACTGCTGTACTGGCAACAGGTGTAAGTGCGCTCGTTCAGAATGACATGATCGAGGGGATGTATCCATTTGAGTACTCTACTCAGATCGCGGACATTGCTTCGGGTCAGGAGTCAATCTACTTCGGTGACTGGTCTAAAGTGTGGTCAGCGCAGTTCGGTCCTATCGACTTGATGGTAGACCCTTACAGCGTAGCGACATCAGGAATGGATAGACTTGTACTGAACTCATTCTGGGATATGGCACTCATCCAAGATGCAGCCATCTCAGTAGGAGGGTACACAGGATAATAGGTAATTTGTTCAATTCATAGTGCGAACGGGGGTGGGAAGTATCCCGCCCCTTTTTTTTGAAATGAGAGTAGTAGCAGGAAATAAACCACAAGGACTAGCATACCCTTTGACGAAGGTCAAGGAGTTTTTGCGGGTAACGGGTACAGACCAAGACGGGGTGATCTCTCGGCTGATAAATGCAGCGGTAGACATCATCGAGCAAGAGACTTGGATAGTGCTTGGTTCGCGCAGCTATACCCTATATATGGATCATTGGTATGGAGACACGACTTCGGTAGAGAAGTATAGTGACCATTTCATCATTCCAAAATACCCTGTTACGGCAGTCGATTCAATCAAGTACTACGACACGAACAACAGCTTACAGACATTGGCTACATCGAACTACGATACAAGTTTGAACGGGGATATATCACGGGTAGAGGTAACAACTCAACCGAACGTATATGACAAATATGATGCTATCGAGGTCGCATTTACGGCAGGATACGCGGACTATTTTGACATCCCTGACCAATTTGTAGAACTCCTGGAGCTTGTCATAGGCGATCTGTACGAGCAGCGCATGACGGGAACTATGGCTAACGTAAAGCAATACGGAGGGGTGGTATCAAGGCTGATGGACAACGTAACAAAAAGAGTATTCACATGAGGATAGAATTTGTAAAGAACACGACTGACGAGGGCAAGAGTTTCCAAAAAGGTCAACAGCTTGGAGTGACTTTGGCTCGTGGTCGAGAATTGATAGCAAAAGGTGTGGCTATTGAGATTGGTTCTGTGGAGAGGCAAGTGGCTGACCTACGGGAGCAAGAGACACCAAAACCAAAAAAGAAAACCAAAAAAATAGAAGAAAATGGCGATTAACAGAGGGGGCTTAGCGGCTCTTTACAATGGAACAACCAAGATTGCAGACTGTACAAATGCAACAGTCAGCGCAGAACTTGGGCTTCGTGATGCAACCACAAAAGACTCATCTACTTGGGTAGATAACTTGGAAGGGTTGGCATCGTGGAGTATGACAGGGGAGTTCTACTTTGACGAGGGAACGCTCGGAGATGATGACGGGGCAGATGATCTGTTCACTCTTTTGAGTGGGCGCACATCTCTGACTGCGATGTATTCACCTGAGGTATCGGGTGATAGCAAGTACTCAGGTACGGGCTATGTTACATCGTGGTCTAAGACTTCGGGCATCGACTCAGATAACGAGAGTTATTCAATCACAATCACTGGCACTGGGGCATTGACTCAAGCTACTGTGTAGTAGTGTCGTTCATATCGGGGGCGGGGTTCGCCTTGCCCCCTTTTTTATGAGATACGGAGCATTAACAGAGCGGATAACGATCGAGAACTACACAACGGCTAGAGATAGCGCGGGTGGCTTGGTTAAAACGTGGACAACGTATGCGCAGCCTTACGCCCATATCCAATATGGGAGCGGGGCAGAAGGGTCTGAGGGTATGCGTGACACTTGGACTGAGCGGGCTACGTTCGTAGTGCAATACGATAGCGACACAAAGAACGTCACATCTAGCATGAGAATATCTCTTAACGGTTATTGGGACATTGAGAGTGTACGGACATTGAACCGCTACGGCAAGATTGAGATAGAAGCCATAAAAAAAGACTCATGAGTAATGTCATGCTCGGTGATATTGATGCGAGAAGTGCGCAGTCTATTTCTCTTGATTTTAGCATCGAGGGATTAGAGAGCGTGGTTAAGGCTATTGAAAAGCTAAAAGATGACGGCACTAAGAGGCGGAGACTTTTAGCTATATATCGAAAGCAGGCTGCACCGTATATTCAAGCACTTCAGTCAACCATCCCTATGGCTGATCGGGATATTGTTTATTCTGCTCATAAAAGCATAGTGTTTAGGCGTGGGAATCTACGCGAAAGCATCAAGATGTTTCCCAATAGAAAAAATAACGATGACATAGTTGCACTTCATGTAGGTCCACAAGTCAAGAAGCGGGAAGGGTCTGGTTATTATGGATACTTTTTATTACCCGAAGCAAGGGCTAAGATTGGGAAACCGAGGCGGGGATATAGGCGACATGACGAACCAAAGAAGAAATCAGCAAAGCGTAGCGGAAAACCTAAAACGGGCGGGAAAGTGGACTGGAAGCGCAAGGCTTGGAATAGGTCTGGCGCTACAATAGAAAATGGGTTGAGTAACGAACTAGTTAAGTATTTAAAGAACGCTGCAAGGCGCAATGGTTGGGAGGTGAATAGTTTATAATGCTAACAGAAGCCATATACACGATATTATCAGGGGATGCTACATTGACCGCATCATTGGCAACGACTACCTCTATATACAACACACAAGCGCCAAAAGAGGCGGCAGACCCGTGTGTAGTGTACGCAATAGATGGGCAGGCACCTGTGTACACAAAGGACGGCTCGGCGCCTGTAATATTCACCACGATAGAGGTTGACATATTTGCAAAAGGTACACCAAAGACCGCATGGACGATAGAGGGTTATGTAAAAAGCGCACTTGATCAATATAGCGGCACGACTGATGGGGTAACTATCGACCTAATACAATGGGAAGGGTCTGATGATGGGGTGTATGACGTAGATCGAGACGAGTATCAAGTAAGTATGGGCTTTAGAATAAGACTTAAATAAATAAAAAATGACAAAGTTACACATTAACGGCAAAGAGTATCCATTCGCATTTACATACAAATGTATGCGCGAGATTGCTAACAGCAAGGGCATGAGCGAAATTGAGCAAAGCGAGAAGGCTTTTCTTTTGGCTATTAACATGGGCTACAAAAGAGAGGGCGAAAACACAAAGATAAGCCGCGATGAACTCATCGACCTACTGGACGAAGATCCGTCAGCGCTAAGCGAATTGAGTAAGGCTTTGGCTAACGATATGGGCAAACTGACTGGCGAGGTCGAAGAGGGAAACTAAGCGACCTCTGCGACACAATAGAGCGCACATCCGCAGAGGTTGGGTTGCGCCCGCTTGAAGTGTACGAACTGACACCAAGAGAATTCGACAACTACATAAAGGGTGTGGTAAATTTAGCTAAAGCGGAAAATAGGTCTGAATGGGAGAGGGTTAGGTGGCTTGGTTTTGTAGTGTCGAGGATTGCGGGGGCAAAATACGACAGCCCACAAGACCTGATGCTATTAGACCACGAGCAACCAAGTAAAGCTGAAATTGAATCGAGAAAGAAAATGTTAAAGAGGAAATTCCCAAAGAAACTAAATGGCTAAGAAGGTAGGAGTAAACGTAAGCATATCTGCGAACATTAGAAAGTTCAGTACGCAGATGCAGAACATGAAGCGCAAGCTGCGCAGATTGGGTGGCGACTTTCAGCGCTTCGGTAGAGATATGTCTCGCAGGGCTACGCTACCACTGGCGGTAGCGGGTGGCTACGCAGTTAAAACTTTCACAGAGTTCGAGCAAAGCATGGCGAAGGTTCGCGCTATTAGTGGCGCAACTAATGGGGAGTTCAAGTTGCTTTCTGAAAATGCTCGCGAACTTGGAAGGACAACTCGGTACACGGCAAGTGAAGTGGGAGAGCTTCAGCTAAATCTGTCTAAGCTAGGTTTGACTCCTTCCGAGATAAACAAATCTACCGCCTCTATATTGGACTTAGCGCTCGCTACGGGCGAGGATTTAGCGGATAGCGCAAGAGTCGCTGCGGGCACAATGAAAGCGTTTAGCTTGCAGTCAAGCGATATGAATCATATTGCTGACGTTATGGCTAAGTCATTCTCTAGTAGTGCGCTCGATCTTGAAAAGTTTGATGCTGCGATGAGGTCAGTTTCAAAAGTTTCAGACTTGGCGGGCATGAAGCTAGAGAACACTACTGCCGTTCTGAGTGTGCTTGTGAACAATCAACTTGATGCCTCTACTGCGGGAACATCGCTCCGCAATATACTGCTTGAACTTTCTTCCAAGGGGTTATCATGGAAGGAGGCGATGGATAGAATCAATAATAGCACAAACTCGCTGACGGTAGCAAAGGACTTGTTTGGCAAAAGAGCAACAGCAGCAGCCGCAATCATTGCCACAAACAGAGATGAAATAGATAGGCTTACAAAGGCTTATGCGGCTTCGGATGGATCTGCACGCAAGATGGCAGCCATGATGGATAACACTTTGAATGGTGCATTTTTGAGACTGCGAAGCGCAGTCGAAGGAGTGGCTATCGACTTAGGAGGCATAATGAAGCCAGCCATCGAGAAGATGACGATAATCATTACAGGATTTGCTGACTCATTCTCAAAGCTATCCAATAGCACAAAAAAGACCGTTATAGGTATAGCCGCCATTACTGCCGCTATCGGTCCACTAATGATCGGGATAGGCGCGGCAATAAAGGCAATACCACTAATAGCACAGGGGTTCGCCTTCTTGACTAGCCCTATTGGTTTGGCTATAGTTGCACTCGCTACACTTACGGCTGGCTTTGTAGCCTACAAGATGAGCGGCATGAATGCGATTGATTACGTTGCATACAAGTGGAAGCAGTCTGTAAATAGGTCTATAAAGGCTATTCAAACGTATCTTAGAGCTATTGGGGCACTTACGGGTGCGCTAGATATATTCATAGCAGCAATCACAGGGAGAAAGGTTAGTCGGAATATATTTCTCGATGCAGCCGTAGGGCTGGAGCGGCTGACTTATGACCTACCAAAGCCCAAGTCTAAGATGGATGACTTTATGGAGTCTATTAGGAAGGCTAAAGAAGAGGCTGATAGGCTTGTTGAGTCGCTAGATAAAGTGGTAGATTTTGAGGGGGGCGACCCCGAGGGTCTACCGAAGCTATTTAAGGGCTTGGCTGAAGGTATGAATGTAGGGGGCGGTGTTGGTGCAGCGGTTGTAGAGAAGTCTATCGAAAAAATAGAATCAGCAGTAGCAAAGGGGGCTACCGTTGGAGCTGCTGTGGGCGGCATGTTTAAAGCGGAGATCGACCAAATGACACAGGGCTTTAACAACATAGCGCAGCTAGTTAATGGCACTTTAATTAACGCCTTCCAAACGTTAGGGTACGAGATAGGCAGAGCGCTTGGTCAGGGTGGTTTTAAAAATGGCGAACTAGGCAAAGCGCTATTAGATCAGCTCACAGCATTTGCTGTGCAGCTTGGGCAGCAATTAGTTATGATTGGATCGGTATTGGCTTCGATACCAGGAATGCAAGCAGCAGCCGTTCCTTACATAGCTGGAGGGTTGGCTTTGATTGCGGGCGGGTCTATTGCAGCAGGATTCTCTGAGGCTAGAAGTGGAGGCACTACTACAATGGGCGCAAGTGCGACAGGGGTGGCAGCAAACGGACAAAAAATAGAGGTGACGGGAGTAATTAGAGGGGCTGACCTTCATCTATTGTATGGCGATCAGACTAGAAGAAGAAGATAATGGCAGAACGGCTCTACTCAGAAATGACATCTTCCAATGATGTCGATTGGCGTTTTAAGATATTCGATGACAGCTACTCATCTTCATCAATAGAAGTCACTTGTGATGATTTTGAACTGTCTTACAATGGCAGCTCTGACGATCCTGCCTACCCAATACTGACATCAGAACTAACACTCACAATATTCGATGACGGTACTGCGGGAGTCGCTACCGCGATAACATCCATAGAAACATCTGACGAGAAGAATATCCGAGTTACAATAGAGCGCAACACGGGTGCGGGGTATGAGTTCTATTGGGCGGGGATAGTTCTGAAAGATTCGATAGTGCGATACAACAGCGCAGAGCCGAGAGAGATAACTATCCGCGCAGTATGTGGATTGACACGCTTAAAGGATATTGAATTTGACGAGGCGGTAGATGGCACTTATTCATCTAATCAGACTGTGCTTCAGTATCTGCTTGATGCGCTCGACTACAACGGCTTATCTACGCATTGGGGAGCGAGTGATGACTACTTTCGCGAATCAATAGAGTGGTACGATAACGCGATGACCACAACGGGCAACACAGATAGTCCACTACTACAAACACGGCACTCTGTTGAACACTTCATCATTAAGGATGACAACGAAGACGATCGACCACGAACAGCGTGGGATGTGGTTTATAAGACTATGGAGTTGTGGTGCGCTCAGATACTACTAACAAATGGCGCATACTACATAAGACAAGTCAAGAACTCTGACGGAACAACGCAAGTCATCCGAGGGATCGACAAGTCTTTGACTGTGAACTCAGGCGCAAGTGTGAGTAATGATGTATCTGTGACAAGTGCAATAGCGGCAGACGAGGTTCGTGTACTCGGTGGAGGTGAGTATTATAGACTTGCACCGCTTGATGAAGTTGTAGGAACTGTGCAGCCTCAGAAGTATGTAAACTATGCCAAAAGCGGAGATAAGGCATTCACATACTCAAACGATCCACAAACACTAACCTACTCGCTCGGTGCGCTGCGTGGCGGATCAGGAAGTTTGCAGTATTTGAAGATTCAATACAGAATCAAAAGCAACTTCGATGACACGGTAACATCTAGCAAAATGTCTCAGTTTGGCGTGAGGCTCACTATAACACTTTCGCTAGTTGCGGGAGGTGCGACATACTACTTGAAGGTCAACAGCTTGACGGGTGTATTCACTTGGGAAACATCGCCAGCTACGGTTGAACTATTCATTGAGGGCAGCGAATGGGGTGAAGAGGGTAGAATGTCTTTCTTGTATGCAAATCAATTCACGACTCCAGAGATACCGAGTTCAACTATAACGAGTTCAACGCTGACCATTCAACATCATGTGTATGACTTCAAGGCTGGTGCTGTGGCAGGGGCTGGTGCTAGTGGTATGGAGTGGATCGCACAAGATGCTTATGTGTACTTGGTGAACGATGGCGAGACACCTAGAAGCACAGAGGTACGAATCCCGAACCCGACAAGTTCTGACAATAGTATGGTGCAGGACCTTGGCGAGTTGTGGCTAAACGACCTGAGTATCATTTCGGGCAAGAATCAGTTTGAAGTATTCGACAATACAAGCTGGGTAGCATCAACCACATGGGATGCTGGATTTGGCACAGACACAAGTCTAGTATATACGATGCTATACGAGCGTATGGCTCTACGCAGAACACCAATGCTAAAATACAGAGGTACGTTCGCGGGCGATTATGAACCGTGGCAATGGATCAGCTACGGGTCAGAGGCTCTTGTGTTTATGAACGGCACATATAGCGGCAAGATGGATGAGTGGAGCGGTGAGTGGTTCGACTATCAGCGCAACGCTACAAACGTAGGCAGCACAATCACCGAAAGGGATTGGCGAGATAGGCAGGATGATATAGATTGGAGTCGCACACCTAATACAACTAAATGGGTCAAGAAGTATAGCGTACATGAGCGCATCGCCACACTTGGCGCGGAGTATCTTGTTTCAAGTGGTGCAACTACTACGCTCACACTATTTGCAGCGGTTAACCATGAGAACCTAAAAGACAACGATAAAGTCTACATCTATCATCCTCTAACCATGGAGGAACTAGACAGCTTTACAATCTCGACAGACGTAACATCATCCGACACATCGCTATCGGTAGACAGCCAGATACCTGCGCAAGACTTGTCTATTGGATCGCTTGTAATGATTAAGCGTGACGAACTCACCGCATCGGAAGGGGTGCGCGGTCAGCAGTTCATGGTCAATGGGCAGTTGGCAGATTCTTCACCATTGAACAGGGCTATATTTGAAAGCAGCGACTCAGGACAACTAAGCTACAAGAATAGTAGCGGGGTGGTTGCTCCACTTGGCGAAATGGTCACAGAAACCGCACTCAGTCAAGCGCAGATACAATCGCTCGATTCTACGCCCGTGGAGATTGCACCAACTCCAGGAAGCGGATACTATTACGATGTTCAGCGCATCACTATATTCTACGACCACAACGGGACAGAATATAGCGGAACAGTTGGCGCGACACTAGAGGCTGAGTATTCTGCAACGAGTACACGAGTAGCATTTGACACCTCTGATATATTCCTTCAAGGCGCAGACTACAACGGGCAGATGACTATTGACAACATCTACCACAACTCAGGGCTTCGGGATTTATCAAACATGGACGGCAGCGCAATTCGTCTGACCAACTCCGTTAGCTATACGGGTTCTGGCGGTCCTGCTACGGTGCGAGTGTATTATAAGATAGTGAAGATATGAGGGGGCTAAAGAAAAAAATACCAGGGATACAGATAGGGAACAAGCCACCGAAAGCGTGGAGCAAGGCAGAAGATGCCGCGTTCTACCACACGACCGCATGGCGAAAGCTGCGCGAGTACTTCCTGCAAGATCATGTGTTCTGCGTAGAGTGTGAAAGAAAGGGGAGAAAGATACCC